ACACGTTCTGCAACATCAACATCCATATTGTGGTCGAAGTCACAAGTTGCGTCTACAAGAACGCTACCAGTTGTACTGATTTTTTTCATCACTCTTTTATAGTGAATGTTAGGTAAAACAGTAATTAAACCTTTTTCAAGTGTTGGTGCAGATAGTAAAGCTGCTGCTACGTAATCTCCAGCGAATTCTCCAGCGTATGTGCTACCAGTTAGGGTGTTAGCCATTTTTTTTAAGTTTTAAATTATTAATTATTTTTATTTGCAATTTTTTCAAAAACACTATCCATTATAGTACGTTGTTTATTAGGGGAAATTTTTCTACCTAAGTTTACACGTTCTTTATTTTCAGGATTGTGAACTATTGGTTTTGTTTCTTCTACTTCTTTTAGTTCTACTTCGGAAGTTACTTCTTTAGTTTCTTCTTCTTTATTCGTGTTTTCAACTGCTTTTAGTTTTAGATCTTCCATTTCTTTTTTCAAAGATTCGTTTTCTTTTTGAAGCTTTTCGATTTCAGAAAAATAAGATTCTTTAGTAACGGATTCAACTACTTTTTTAGGTGTTGTTGTTTCTTCTTTAGCTTCTACTTCTTCTTCAGGTTCTACAACTTCTTCTACTTCTTCTTCTTTCTTTTCTTCTTTTACTTCAGCTATAATTCCTTCTTCAGAAACTACTAAAACACGTTTATCTTCTAACGTGTATTCGCCTACTGGAAGTGCTACTTTTCCGTCTTCCGTTATAATTACGATTTCATCACCAGCAGCAAAGTTTTCACTTTCTACAATTGTTAGTCCATCGTCTAACTTCATTTGTGCAAGTCTTACTACTTCACTTTCAACACCTAGTAGTGTTTTTATCTTTGTTAAAATTTCAGTTGTATTCATTTTTGTTTATTTATATCTATATAACTATTTAATTTTTGTTTGTTGCGTTTTCAAATTATACTTTGCCTATTCCTTGTGCGTGTATTGTGCCATCGCAGCAGTCTACGTGATAAGTGTTATCGTCACATAAACAACCACGTCTACTTCCTTTTGGTGAAGTTCTACTTGGTGTAGTGTTCTTCCTTGTTCGTGTTTTTTTAGCTTTTGGCATTTATAAATAATGATTTTATTTGTTCTAATATTTCTTCGTTAGTAAGTTGTTTATTAGCTTCAACTTTTTCTGCAAAATATCCTTCTATACTAAATCCTTTGATTTCTTTTTCTTTAACCTTATTCCAAATTTCATCGTTTTGTACTTTCATAGTAATAAACCACGTGCCTACTTCAGCATTAAAGCCGTACAAAGAACTTTTGTCTTTTTTCGTGTCTTCGACTATCCAGCTTTCTACTACCGTCATACCTTCAATTTTTTTAGTGTGTTCGATAGTAGCGTTATTTTGATTTGAACTTTTTAAGAATAGTTGCGAAGCTTTTCTAATAGTATCTTTGCTAAAAAATATGTAATATTCTTCATTCGTCTTTTCGTTACGTCTATAAATTTGTTTCTTAGGAACTAAAGCTGCACCCATTAATAAACGTTTTTCTTCGTCTATTGTTTTAAGTTCTATTTCGTGTTTTTTTAGTGCTACCCAGTTTTCTTCGATTGCTGGATTTTCAACTACGCTTACGGCATCTATTCCAGCGTTATCATCGTCTTCGTTCAATACTAGTTCAACTATTCTCATACCTATATAACTAAATAAAATTAAATTGTTGCGTTTTCGATTTTATTACGATCTAAACTTTGTGCTGTTGTTATGTCCCCACTTACTACATAAGCTTGTGTCGGTTGCATTTGTAATTGTGCAAGTTGGTTCATTCCACTATCACCTACCACATTAAAACTTGGCGCTGAAGCTGCACCTCCCCCACCACCACCACTTGGTGCATCTGCTAAGTCACTTGGTGCTTGTCCACTTTCAAATTTAGCACTTGCTATTTTTGCTATTTGAACGGCACTAAATGCACCAGCTATTCCAGCTTGTATTGCTTTTAATGCAAGACCACCAGGAGCATTCGCAAACGTTGTTATAACTGCCTTGTATCCACTCATTGTAGCTTCGGCAATATCTGCTGCTTTCTTAATATTAAAAGCACGTTTTTGTTTTCGTTTATCGCCTTTAGCCATTAAGTCTGCTATGTCTGAAACTAATCTTAAACCATCAATAGCAATATTTGCCATTGCTTGTGCTGTTTCTTTTGCTTGTTCTTTACGTTTTGAATCTCTTGCTACAGCACGTAGATAAAATTGATGTTCAAGGTTATCTTTATGCTCTAATAATTCTTTTGTCATTGAAATTTCTGTGGCGTTTCTTGTTTCCATCTTTGTAAACTCAACTTCGCCACGCCTATCACCTAAAGCGATTAATTTTCCTTGTCTTATTTCCTCTTGTTCAACTAATAAATCCGTTCTTTGTTCTTCAGTAAGCTTATCGTTTGCAAGTATGTCTTCTCGGATTCGTTTGGCTTGTGTGTTAATTAAAATAACTTCTTTGTCGTAGCCTTCTTTAAGTTGTGCTATTCGTAAGTCTTCAAGTTCACGTTCAATTTGTAAATTAAATGCACGTCTTTCTGCACGTTTTGCTGCTCTTTTTTCAGCTTCTTCAAAATCTTTTTTACGTTGTTCTTCAAGCTTTTTTTCTTCTTCACGGGTTGCAATAATTCCCATTCTTGCAAGTTCTCTTTCTTTTTGTAGTAGTTGTGTTTTTATTTGAATTTTTTGTTGTGTAGAAAGTAATTCATAAGAACTACCAATAATCATATTTATATTAGCAATTTCTGCTTTTAAACTTTCCTTTCTTAATTTATTTATTTCTTTTTGGTTGTCTATTCCTTCAGCTTCTAAATCTTTTATTTTTTCTTGGTTTTTAATAACTAAAACTTGTCTATCTACAAACCTTTGATTGTTCTGAATAATTTTATTCATATCAGCTAAATCCTTTTGTCTTGCAGTATTTAACTTTTCTTGTGCTTCTGCTGCGTCTTCTACTTCAGAAGTGTAACTACTGACAAGCGCAGTTATTTCGTCCCAATATGCAGCTACTGCACCTAAAGCGATTAAAAGCACTCCAATTCCAGTTGCAGCAACACCAGTTTTAATTCCAGCTAAAGCTTTTTGTGCTGCCATTCCCATAGTTTGAAAAGACTTTGCCCCTTCTCTTAGTCCTTGTATACCTTGACTAATTGCCATTGCAGCGTTTAACTTAATAAGTGTTTCTTCTAGTTCTTCGCTTTCCGTTCCGAACAATGCCATCGTTCCTTGTGCTACGGCAAATCCACTTGCTGCACCTTGTATCGCACCACCTAATTTTTGACTCATAGTTGTAGCAGCAGCATCCGTAACCATATCCGTGTCCATTTGGATTTTACGATACTTTCCAACTTCAGTTAATAAGTCGTGATATTCTTTAGATGCCGTGTCACCAGCTAATGCCATTTGATAAAGACGGTCTTCCATTTCGCCCATTTGTGCCGTCAATGGTTTTACTTCACCATAAACATCTTCAAACGTAGCTCCTAAGTCCGTGCTGGATTTGTTTAAATCCTTGTAACTTTGTTCTAATTGTTCAAGTTGTTGTGAAGCTTGTTTAGCTTCTTTACTATTAGAAACATTTGCATCTTCAAACGCTTGTACTTCTTCTTTTGCACGTTTTATTTGTTCACGTAAACTATCGAACTTTTTTTGTGCGTCTTGTGCGTTAGTGTCTACTTCTAGTTGGATTGTTTTTTTAGTTGCCATTATTTCTTTTTAAAGTACAGTTTTCTTTTTTCGTGTTTATACATTTTTTTTATATTGCTTTCTAACTTGTACTTTCCTTTTGCTATTTCGATGTTTTCACTAATTCCGAAGTGATCATCTAGTTTTAACATTTCTATTATGTTCTTTATCATTACGGTTGTTGTATTAAAACACTTGTATCGTTTACACTTCCATTTGCGTATGTGTGTGTTATGGTTAATAATATGTCTTGTGTTTGACTGTCTTCAGTTACTATTTGATTGTAGTCTTCCGTGTTTATGTTAGCTGTCGCAGCTTCGTTAATTATGTAAGTTGTTGGATTCGGATTTACTGGAACACATACAACTATTACTTGACTACTAGTTATTGTACTTGGTGTGATAGTAACACCAGCAGTTGTTGTTGTTATCGTTGCACTAACTACACCATTTAATAAGTTTATTGGAACGTCTACACAATTAGCACCAGCATTTGTGTTTACTGCTATTGACGGTCTTACTGGTCTGAAGTCTAAAAGTAAAGTAAAATTTACTTCGCCAGTTGTTAAGTTCGACTTCATTTCGTTAATAATATATCGCTTGTCCCTAATTACTAAACGGTCATTTAATTGTAATTCTGTAAGAACGGAAATAGGAAGTTGCGTTTTTACTTTTACAAGTCTATTTTGTAGTCTATATAAGTTAGCTAAATAATTAAAATAATAAGTTGCAAACAAACTATTGTTAATAGGATATAAAAGAAACGTTGAAATGTCAGCATTGAAATTTAAACTATAATCTTCAACACCATTTATTTGTACGTCTTGACCAAATGGCAAATAATTTGTTATCGTTTGCTCAGAACTACCATCGTAAAATTTAACGCTTGTAGTTTGGTTATCATACATATAAAACAAACAAGGTTTTGGAATATAAGGTGCAAGATTTTCGTCTAACGCATAAGCTACTTGTAAATCTGTTCCAGTAAACTTTTCACCCATTAAATTTTCGAAAGGTAACTCAACAGTAAATTCGCCACCGTCATAGTCGTATTCTTCCGTAGCATCACCGTATTGTTTTAAGTAAAGCTTATCAAATTGTTTGTTTAATATACTTTGTCCTTCTTGGTATTTAAAAGCTATTTTCTTATATAATGGTACACGGTCAACGTCAATGCTTGTTATGTCCGTGTAAGTTGTTATGTCGTAAACATCCCCAGTATTATAAAACGTTTCTAATGTTTCAATTTGATATGTGTCTACTTCCGTTCCAAATAAAGTAAGATTAAACATTTTTAATATTCCACTAAAGAAGTCTGCTACTTTCATCTCAGGAACTAACGCTGCAAGATTTGTTATTCCAGTTAAACTTTGTGTTGCTCCTAATCCTACTACTTGAAAAGAATCTGTTCCGATTGGGGGTGTTGCTGCTGAATCATTCCACCAAAAAGATTGCTTATAGGAAATGTCAGCTTTAAAAGTTATAGATTCGGTTGCTCTGACATTGAAATAAAATTCGTGTGGCAATGCATCGTTTACATTATAGTACATTGTATAAGTTTGGTTCGTGTTTCCACTACCTGAAGCCGTATTATATAGCACCCCATTTTCATATGCATCAATATAATAGGTTACCGTTGCACTACTTATTGCGCTTATAGTGACTTGTATTTTATTCCATATTATTGTTAGATTTCTATTTGGATATGTAGTATTGTAACTCGGATTCATCATTTCCGAAATATTGGAATAATCAAAATTCAATGTTCCAGCACTTAAATCAAACGGACTAACCGTAGCACCTGAATTATAACTTACAGAAGTAGTGTTAACTTTTAATGGTTGCGTGATAAATGTATTTGCTTTCGATTTCTTACCCCATAAGAATAGTTTTTTAAAAACATCTAAACCAAAAAAAGTGCTATTAAAAGTAACACCGTATTTAGCTTCTATTGCATCAAAAAGTTTAGTTGCTTTGATAGCTGGAAATAATTCCGTGTATACTATCCTTCCGTTTGTGTGCGTTATGTCATCTGAACCACTTCCACTATTAGTCCAATTTCGTTCACTACTTATTAAAGGATAACGAATATCGTAGTCAGTTGAATGATCCGTGATTCTATTGTAAACTTCCGTTCCAGTATATGAATGATTTAAAGAATCTAAATCTAAGTCGCTTAACATATCTTCGCCAAACTTATCTTTTAAACTTGTTAATTCACCATAGAAAGTTAAAGTGTAGCTTTCAGGTTTTCCGTTTTTTAGATTCGCTTTTTCTAATTGTATCTTTCCAGTTCTAAACGGTGTTAAGTTAATTTCAATACTTGCACTTTTTCTTACGTTTACATTAAATGTAAATGAAGTTGAAGCACTTGGTGTTACGTCATTTGGATTATATTCAAAGACTTCCGAATTATAAAAGTGTTGAAATATTTTATTATTGTTTGGTGTTGCTGGTACGGTAAAGCTTTGACTGAAGTCCGTATAAACTTTTGAGATGTCAGCAATATTTTGAATCGTAGAACTAACGTTAATTTGTTCATCATTAAACAAGTCAAGCTGAACACCTTCAATATATATTTGTACTTTCCTCATATAACAGAATTAATAGCATCAAATGCATATTTAAAAGTTAATGTGTAGTTCATAGGTTTGTCAGCATTTACGCCTTTAATCTTTTCAACGCTTTTAGTGTTTACTATTACTGGCAAACTATCGACTAGTATTCTTTCGCTAAGTAAAATTTGTTGTATAGTTTCAGAATAACCTTCTGCTACGTTTCCAGTATTACAAGTTATTGTTTCTTCGCCATTATTATTAAAAGCTTTTCTTTGTCCTTCTAAAGTGCTATATGCATTGCTACTTGTTTGCATTAAATTATAAACACTTTCTTTCGTGTTTATGTTGTTTTTTGAAGCTTTGTAAAACCATTCACGCTGCCAACATCCATACTTATTTACGAAGTCTATCATTATAGGTGTGTACTTAGGTTCGCACTTAGGCTTGAAAGTCCACGTTCCTAAAAGCGTAGGTGAACCACCCCCAAGATTGTCCCAAATTTCCATTGTATTTCCGTCAGCATAGTAGTCGTACCATACCGTAGGAACGTCATATAAATCGTTAGTTGCAAATGGATTGCTTACTATATTTGTTGCCCCACTAACTAAATTAGTATATTTAATATCTGCTACTGCACCTTCTAGTAATACACCCATAAGTCCAGCACGGTCAGCTTCTACACTTGTTGGATTACTCGCAGCCGAATACTTATAATAATATGTGCTTTGTGGCAATGACCATTTTCCTAAATCTACATTTGCACCTTCAGAATAGTATCCGTATCCATCCATACAATAATATGTAGTCGTGTCTAATAAAGTAAAATTTCCAGCCGTTGTTTCTTTGTATCTTTTAACTTGTAAAAGCACCATTTGGTTGTTGTTGTTAGCAGCTACACCAGTCGAAA